GAGCATTTCTTTAGTTGCTGGAGATTATATTACATTCGGATTTACTACTCCTACATGGGCAACTAATCCTACAAACGTTGGTATAGCAATAGGGTGGTCATCATAAATGTGACTATTGAAAAAGGAAAGGATATGAGAAGTAACCTAAAACATATTCAATAGCCACAAGAGAATATTACAAAAATATAAAATTATTGGAAATATAAATTATGCCATTAGTTAAAGGAAAGAGCAAAAAAAGCATATCGAAAAACATCAAAACAGAGATGAATGAAGGTAAATCCCAAAAGCAAAGCGTGGCCATAGCACTGAATATTGCTAGAAAAGCAGGCGCCCGTATTCCAACAGCTGTTAAAGCAAACAAGAAAGGAAAATAGAATGTCTAACAAAAAGAAGTCAAAACAGTCAGTCAAAGCAAAAATGGACGAAATGCTAGGAATGAAGGACGGAAAAGAATCTTCTAAAAAGCAGTCTATGAAAGATCGGAGAGATGAATCTAAAGGAATGAAAAAGAAGTAAACTCGAGACGGCTACAAATTATAACCGCCTCAATGTCTGATTTACGTACAGATACCGCCTATGGACTCTCAAGTAAAGTACACTAAAGAATAGAGATGTCTTGATATCCTTTTACGCGCAAGGGGCGCGGAAACTCGTGCTTCAAGTTCAACTATGGTTTATTTTAAATTATTAAGCAACTAAAAAAAGATGTATTTTTTTAATATATTCTTTTGCTTGATAAACAGTCTCAAACTCACCCAATAAATCGAAACTGTCAGTAACAACAAGAAACAGGTTTTTTGATTCAGGATTATGATTCTTTTGGATCCTTATGCTGTTGATACTGTTTAGATCAACAAGTTCTTCTGTTAAGGTTATAAACCATCTTTTCATCTTTGAAACCACCCAATTATTGTTTGAAAAACTTTGGCAATCTTATTTCTTTTATGAATAGTTTTCAAATCAGCTTCAGTTGAAAGATCATAAGCTGTTCTTGGTTTTGTCGTAACTCTTTCATATTCGTATGAGTCTGAATCTGTGCTGTAAATATAATCCATTAAAACCCAAAATAACCTATCATGTTAACGATAGCTTTTCCTGTTGAGGAAAATACATAATCGCATTTTTTACAAGTTACAATGCATCGGCAATGAGTTTTTGATTGGATGCAGGAAACTGATTTAAGTAAATAATTATTATGCCCACATTTTTCACCAATATTGTGTGCTGTATTATGAGCGATGAGACTCCAAAAAGCTGAGTCAATATTATTTATGTAATAGGGGGTTGTGAGAAGTCTATTGTGATATGTCATTTTGGATGAATATTAAGGGGTTCAGTACTTACGCATTTTGGATAACAATCGTCGCATACATGAATGCTAAGATTTACTACATAGAGTTTAGAGCAATATTTGCATCTTTTTTTATCATTCATTTCATTTCCTCCAGCTTCTCAACTCTTTTCAGTAAGTCAACAAGCGAAGTTCCAAATACTTCCATAAAGTCTCGACATATCTGCATTTGCATTGCGGTTTCTGCATTCTTTCCAAAAAGGCATTTTTGCGTAGCGCGGTGTGATTCTTTGAGTTTTGCAATCTCATCACGTAGCTCATCTTTAAGCTCAGTGATTGTTGTGTCTTCAAATATATCATATTGCGTTAGCAGCGCCATTTTCTTCCTTTAAATATTCAAATGAGTGATTTTCATAAATTTGAGCATGAACAAGAATTACATCACATAAAACATATAATTCATAATCGTCTAAGTTTAATCTATTTAAAATCTTATCACAAATATTTCTGACAATATCAGACAGAACACTTTTGTTCTCTTTATCAGGTGTAATGATATTTAAACATAAATCTAAAGATTTTCCTGTCAATGGCTGTTTTTGTAATAACTTACGTTTAATATGACCAATGCAAGCAGATTTTGATCTTTTAGAAATATTCAATTTATCTGCTCCTTCACTTGCCAAAAACTTATTCCAGGCCTTCTGAACTTTTCAAGATCGATAGTTTTCAATTCTGGAATTTTTTTGTAGTCTATAATACCTTTTCGTTCTGTTTTTTCCAAGATAATTCCATTGCCTTTAGCGTTTTCAGAATTTGCAATTTGCACTAGATAATCTTTTATTTCATTTTTTCGCTTAGAGGCTTCCTTTTCTTGGCGATCAAGGCGTTTGTATTCTTCAGAAAGATTAAACCATACATCAGAATCTATCGTTTTAATCGCTTTTAGATTCTCAGGTGGGATTCCAGTAAGCATGTGATTTTCATAGAACTCCCTTTCCTTCTCAATCATGTTTTTAATGAAGGCCTCGTCTCGCTTTACAATTTCAATATAAATCGGATTGACATGGTATTCCGGTCTATAGCTGCAATAATAGATCTGATCTAGTTCCGCTACGTACATTTGATGTTGCATTTGAGGGATGTACTGATTTGGTATTTCTCCATGAATTGCCTGAAGATGAGACTTTTGGCCGCCACATTTTATCTCGACCGCACACTTGCCATCTATTTCGAATCCATCAAAAGAAGCCATTGCAAATGACGTTAAATCGCTTATCATAACTTTAGGTGACATGAGATACCCTGTTTCAGCTTCGAACGCTCTAAGCGCTTCATCTTCCATGTCAATTCCTCGTTGCATCCACGGATTTTTTGGGGATTCTTCGGTATAAGGAGACATTTTCTCATTGAAAACGTCTAACGCTGTTTTCCAAGGACTTATTCCTAAAATAGGGGCAACATCGCTGCCTCCTATATGTTTTTTCCTAAGATCAAACCATTCAGACGATCTTTGCTCTATTTGTATTTCCATCTATTTCCTCTTTACTTCTTTCCTAATTCTTTCAATCTCTTTATCCGCATGTTCCGACATCTCTTTCATTAAAATATCTGCGTTTATCCGAAGTTGTTCTGAAATTTCTTTAAACGATGGTTTTACCTCAGGAATTGGATAAGCTTTACCAAACCACTCATCTTGTATTTTCATCTATTCCCCCTTATCCTTTTCTCCATAAACTTTTTTAAGCGCGTTCTTATAAGCTTGTAAGTATGGATCTTTATCCATTTCTTTTTGTTCTTCAGGGTCTTTCAAAACAACTTCCTCATTTAATATGAATTCTTTTCCAAACCATTCTTCGTTATCCATCATTCCCCCTTTCCTTCTTCTACAATTTCAACCCCGAGTTGATTCATCAAATATTCTTGATGTTCGTCGGCTTTTTCCTTTAGCCACTTCCTTGTTAATTCAAAGCATTCAAGAGGAAGATCTTCCAGTGATTTTATTTTCTTTGTTTCTAATCTTTTATTCATTTTCTCTTGGGAGTCTTTAGAGCAATGATCGAACAGAATTTGTAGCTCTCTTGCTTGATCTTCCGAAACAATTTCCTTGTCAAGCGGCTTTACATTGTTCTTGATTGGTGTTTGATTTTCAGCCTGATCCATTTCTTCGCTTGTATAAAGTCCGCTAAGTTCATTCGGAAACGCTTTACGAAGGGCTAGCGATTCTGCGCACTTTGCTAACATTACATGAGGCTTAGTGTCCCAGAACTGTGATTTATAATTTGGTTTATATTCATCAAAATGAGCCGAAGCGGATATTTCATGCCATGTACCGTCCTTTGTTTGCTTCTTAACGTAAGAAGTAGCGCTAAAAAGTCTATCTTGCTTGTAAACGAATGTTGACTCCTTTCCTGGGCAATAACGTCCTGTACGCTCAGCAATAAGCCTAAATCCATCAATAGCAGTTTGGATGGTCATTTGATCGCCACGCTTAACCGCATAAATTTGTTTCATAAATGGATCAAGACCAGTCTTTTTGCAAACGGCAGCAAACAAGTGCAATTCATCATCATTGATTCCCTTGCATAGGTATTTTTTTATCAATTGGTTTTGCTCTTGAGTGAATCCAATATCTTTTTTGTGTATCAGTGCTACAGTCATTTTTCTTCCTTGATTAAATATTTTCTGTTTCTTAGTATTCATAAGAACAAGAATAAACTATTCTTAAGTTCTTTAAGCCTGAGCCCCGGATGTGTTGTCCGGGGTTCTTTTAGTAGTGCCATGAGTCCAGAATCATTTCGCAATGATCTTTTCTTTCTCTTTCGTCTAGGCGAAGGTCTTCCATCTCCTCAGTTGTTAGACCTTCGTACTTCTTTTCGCCTTCCATTTGTCTTTCAAACCGATCTTCAAGATCTCTGTGATCTTCCTCATCCCAATCAAATCTCATTTCTTAACCACCTTTGTAATTCTGCTTTACATTGTTCTTTTTTCAAGACTTTAGTTTCATATTCTCTAAATATGCCGTCGATTTCCTCTTGTGTATAGGTAATCTCATCGTCGATATGGAGACCATCCAAGTATATTGCTTCGACATTCACGCTGCCCTCGCAATTCTTTCGATTTGATTTAGCCTGCGATCAAGGTATGCCCGGGCAATTGCGATCTCACAGTATTGCTTTTTTTGGATTTCTTTCAGTTTAGAAACTTCATCAGCTTTGCTTACTAAACTTTGAAGACCCTCGATTAGTATTTTTATGTCATCCATATATTCTCCTTGCTTTGTTTTAAGCGATTAACTTATCATGCTTACGTAATCAACATAGCATTGAATTAAATTTAGTGCAACGAAATTTAGCAAAAAACAAAAAGAAATTAAGGTCTACGAGATGAAATTGGGTAAATATTTTAAAGAGATGTGCATTAATCAAAACGAATTTGCAAGAAAAGTAGGGGTTACAGCAGCCACTATTTCAAACATAGTAGCGCAAAAAAACGATGTTCATCTTGCTATAGCGATCAGGATTGAGGATGTTACAGAAGGTAAGGTCACATGTAGAGATATTTTAAATGTAAAATCCTTGAAGATTCTTGAAGAAAGATCTAAGTCTTTTAAAAAACAAAGAGATTTGGATGAATAAAATAGCCTAGGTGTTCTAGGCACCCAGGCTAAGTTTTTTCTTTATATCAAAGGAGACAAAGATGTACACTCTGTCTCCCTCAAATTATTTGTTGAACTGATTTAATGCAAGAAATCTCTTGCAACGCATTTTGAAAAAAGGTAAAAAAGAGCTTTTCCTCAAGGACTTATGAAAAATAATTATAGCGACGAAGGATCTTTGAAAAAAGATCTGAAGATTGCAAATCAAGAAATAAAAATGTGGCGGCAACGCGAAATCAATAACATGCTATTTGTTGATACTAAAGAGGAAGAATGGTTTACTGAGATGCTTATGAATCGACCTATCGGTATCGAAAACGTCGATGAGTTTGTAGACTTTATGCTGAAAGGCTACCGCAAGACACGAGAAGAAATTAAATGAAACTTATAGAAAGTAGAAAGGACACCCTGCAAGGTGTCCTTATCTGGGGATGCAAACAATACTATGCTTTACATCTTAATCATCTCCAGATTTTTTATGCAACAATAAAAAACCTTGGAGAACAATATGACCCTTATTCAAGAAGATCCTGATTTAGATTCAATACAGCGTTGCCCTCATGATTCAGAGAATCCTTATGCCCAGATTTTAAATGAAATTTTGAGGCATAAAACTCTTTCTATCGAGTCTATTTGGCTTTTATCCTATCTGCTTTCCAATGATAGATCGTGGAAAATAAAAACTTCTCAAATACTACTGCATTTAAAAGGTCGAATGGGAAGAAAGAAAACATATGATTCCATTAAAGATCTTATTAAGCATGGATATATGAAAAAAATCGTTCTTTATAAAGGAAATCTTAGGGCTGGAGTCCGATATTTCATTTCTGAAAAACCTAAGTTCAAAGAGGATAATTCAAATAATTCTTCCGACGTTCCAGTTTCTGGCATGCCGAAAAATGGAAAGCATAAGAATAAACAAGATTCTTCTTACGAAGAATCAAAGAAACAACAACAGAAAAAGGTCGCTAAAGCTCCCGTTGTTGTTTCTTTTAAAGAACAGGAAAAGGCAGAAAAAGAGGCCGACGAAGCCGCAACTCAATACATCAAATCCGAGCTCAGTCGAGGCAACAAAGTTAATGAGACCCGAATCAGGCAGAAGGCTAAGAAAGAGGGCTGGAAGCCAAATAAAGAGGAGTCTAAGAGCGATTTGACTAATGGGTTTGTGAATGGTGAAACTTACAAGGGGATTAGAGGGTGTCACTTTGAATGCTTGAAAGATAAAAAGGGGATTGCTTTTCACAATCTGAATCATCCAGCTAGCCAACCCCAAGGATTTAAGTTTAATTCTTCGACTTTTGTTAAAGATTTTGAGAAACTTTTAGAAAAATTACAAATTAAACGTCCCTAAAAAACAAAAAAAAGGAAAAAATATGCATTGTGAAGATACAAAAAGATATTCCGAACAGGAAATTGCTGAATTGGATAGGCAATTTGCTGAAAAATATCCCGATCTTAAAGGATTTTGGACAGAAAGAAGTGCAGAAAGAATGAAAAAATTAGGTTTAACTCAAGAGGAGTATAAAAAACTTATCTTTGATGAATATTGCGAAGCAACAAAAGATGATATTGAAATAACCAATGAGGAAAAAGCCTTTAGGCGAGGCTTCTCCCATGGTTTCTTTACTGCTAGAAATAATCCTAACTTAACTCAAGATGAAGTGCAAGCTTGGAAAGAATCTAGAAAAGAATTACATCCTATTCCACCAGGAATGAAGGAAATATTTGAATCATATTTTGGTTACTTGCCAGGACAATCACCAGGATTTCCTAATTAAAACCAAGCGAGGGGAAACCCTCGCAGCTAACCCCGAACGCCAATACTTAACAAAAACTTTAGGAAAAATAATGCTCTGCTACGAAACAAACAATAGAATGAAGGCGATTAAGGCGAAAAACTTATGGGAATCTCACTTTGATAAGGGATTTAACATCCTGGTGAACGACGCATCGTCGCTAATCATGGTCAAAAGCAATCGATCATGGAGGGTAATTGACTTGAACGACCCTAGTTTTCAAGAGCAACTTGATCTTTGGGTCGATGAAATTAAGCAAGAGCTTAAACATGGATAGCTATTCTAAGGCCTCTAATTTGCGCCACAAGCCCTTAAATTCCACTTTAGTGGCCACGAACTTGCCTGCATATAAATCGGCCATTTTAAGGACTATATACATGCATCTTATGATTTTGATGTTTCGAGTCTCTTCGTTTTGTAGAACTTCCCTTTCCCAGTCCATGTCTTTGTCTATCTCAAAAACCTCCAAAAACTCGATAAAAAATCTTGCTAAATCGTTCATTTCTTCAAAGGACCACTTTTCAAAGAAAACATGTATTTTTGATTCTAATTCTTCATTTGTGATTGCCATAAAAGTTTTCCTTATATTATATCGTTTTTTTTTACTCGGTTTGGGAATTATGTCACAGAGTCGAGTTTATATTGCTAAAAATATAAATTTAGGAGTATAATATGATTGCACAAGATGTTTATAATGAATTACTTGAAGATGGATTTACTAAAGAATGGCTAGATCATTGCGTTGAGTTAGGGGTTAGTTTGCCTAGGTCGATTAGATACCAATTGAGTCAGCCAGAGGAGCCGGATTTTTGATAAATAAGTTAAATCAAATTAACAATTATAGCAGAAAACAGATATAACCGGGTATGACTCAAGATAACTC